CGGCTCCTTATTCTTTTCTACGTCGTTTGACATCCAGCGTATTGACGGGAGCCGCTTCAGCTTCTTTTTTAGCTGGCGTATCAGGATTATACTCTATCCATCCGTTTTGTGCATCCGCTTCTGCTTCACTTTCTGCAATCGCTACCTTAGTACCGTGTACAGGGTGTTTTAAATAGATAATCATTATTGCTGTCCTTCCAAATAGGTGGCAAAATTACCAATAAAGGCTTTACTGCCTATATGCCCAAAAGTTATTGTAGGGTCTAACCAAAGGTCAAACCCTGCGGCTGAAGCCCGTTTGCAAAACATTATATCTTCTGACACCATGCGGTCATCTAACAAAGCTCTACTAAATAATGCTGGAATACGTTTAAACGCATCCTTTACTACAAACTGATAACTAGGGTATGCGCTTGCCATGCGTTCAATAACGCGTCTATGGATACACAAAAAACCACCTGGAAGGCTATTAGCACGTAGCAACCCGTCTTGCGTTTCATTGGCTCTATAATCAACTGGATAAAGTTCAGTATCGTGCTTAATGCGATAAGCGCCGCCTACTATATCTTTATTGTGCGAGATTAATTGATTAATCGCGTCACCATTCCAGCCTAAATCTGAATCAATAAACATTAAATATTCGTGCTTAGAATCAAGCAATTTAGCTGCGGCAATATCACGCGCGGTATCAATAAAATGTACCCCCGTAATAAGCGCTAACTCAAAATCTACTGTAATAGTAGCTTTTAAAAGCGAATGAAGGTACTCACTACAAACCTGACCATCATAGCAAGGTGTTGCAATGAGTACCGACATTTCTTACGCCATTATACCTACTGCGCGTAATGCTGTACGGCAAGCATTAGCACAAGTTAGGGTTGTTGCAGCATCAGTGCCAGCGGCTACTGTTGCTTGTTGTACTACTGGTGTAGCACCATAAAAACCAACTGTTGCAGTGGTAGCTCCACCGATTTGAACAGGTACACCTGTACGGCCTACGGTTAAAGTTTCACCTGTATTACCATCACCAACTTGATAAGTCATCTTAAATCTCCTAAAAAATTAAACTAGGGGCCGAAGCCCCATTAGTTAACCCCAAATACGGGTAGCCATTTGTGGACGAACTGCTGCATAGCCATATAGAACGTCAATACGGCAAGGTAAGCGGTCGTTGTTGATGTCGTACTGACGGACAACACGTAGAGAGATACCGTTGTGTACTTGACGTGAAGCCATATCAACACCTTGTGGTAATAACAAGTCAGCAGTCGCGAAAGTGATTGCATCTTTGTGGTATACCAAGTTTTGAGCGTATTGAGTAGAAGCTGCACCAACAAAAGTAATAGCAGCACCGTCTTGTGGGAAGGCGCTGATAGTTGCCAAAGCGTTGTTTGGAGTGTACATAGCTGGTGAAACAGCAATGCTAGTCCAAGCGCCACCTGAAGCAGTGTTAGCAGCAGTCACAGTGAATTGTTGTAATGAACCAGTTGACTCACGCGTTTGTGGGTTAACTGCGTACACGTTAGCAACAGTGAACACATCACCTACAGTAACTGTAGCTGAACCTGTACCGCCATCGATGCTGATAGTAGATTGGCCTTCAGTAGTGATTGTGCCATTTACTAAGATAGTATCGTTAGTAGAACGTGTACCAGTGGTGTGTTGTTTGATAGATTGAGACATATTAACTTCTTCGAAGCCTAATACGCCCATGCCCATCATACCGTTACGGAATTGACGTGAAACAGTGTCAGTTGGGTTGAACAAACCTTTCATACCTTCAACTAGGCCCGCGTTGGCAGCTGGGTTAACAGTTGCATAACGTGGAGACATAACAGCCGCGCCTTCGTTTAGTTTTTGTTGAGCTTGCAACAATACTAATGAAGTAGCAGGTGTAGTGCCTGGAGTACCTACTGAGTTGTAGATTGATTTGTAAGCATTAGCAACGTCTGCATCAACGCTAGAAGCCAATTGTGAGATACGTGGTTTCAATACACGTTCTGCAAAATCGTCTAATTGCATTGTTAATTCAGCAGATGTGAAGTTAACGCCAATGTGTTTTTGTGAAGCAACAGACAATGTTGTGTATTGTTCGTTGTCATCTTGCACTTGTAAAGCCGCGCCGTCAGTTACTAAAGCACGATCCGGTAAACGGATACGCAATGTAGAACCAATTTTAGCGCCTTCAACGGCAAAAGAATCGTCGTATTGACGATTTACGTTACGTGTGATCACAAGGTTGTTTTCAAGAATTTCCAACGCTTTCCTTGTAATCATATCAATGGTTAAGATTGAGTTTGACATTTTAAAGTTCCTTTATATTAGCAGAAGTTTGATGAGGGCATACTCCACCGTTTTTATGTTTTCCGACTTGACAGTTCATACATAATACTTGGTATCCCGAAGGAAACTTATTTTTACGGAGCCAAAGATAAAATGCTGTTCCACTTCCGTGGTATAGCCCAGCTTTTCGTTCTTCAGCGCCGTTATTATGTATATGATCTATCGATAAAAACATAGGCTCAGATTCACCGCAACAAGCACAGACATATCCACCATAAGCGGTAAATACTTCATCTCTGCATTTATCTTGACTGCGTTTGGTTTTAGCTGCTTCCATTGCCCTAAAATCTGCAATTTCTTCAGGTGAGCCATTCGCTATCATTCTATTACGCCAATCACGTTTATGCTGTCGGTCTTTATCCCGATTTGCATCTCGCCAATCGCGCATGCGTTGGTTAACTTTATCCCGATTTCGTTCTCTGTATCTTGCTGCCGCTTCTCTATTGCGTTCCCGCTTTAGGTCTTCGACATCTTGATACGAAGATGCCATCATATATTTTTTATCTGAATTATCCATGTAATCATCTTACATGAAATCATCAGAACTATCTATTTCTTTTCGCTTCCCATGCCTTAGCTTGTCTAGCTCTTTCGGCAGCAATCCAATCAGACGTTGACATTGACTTCATTGACCTAGGGTCAGTCGTGTCGTACGCTGGTGAACCGTTACCTTTAGCCGTGACAGGCGAAATAGGCGCAGGTGCGCTAGTTGTTTTCTTAATTACCGGCTCGTTAGCGATTTTTGCTTCAAGACGGCCAATTTCTTTAGCTTGTAAGATTGGCGGTAACTGAGCAATCCGGTCAGCTTCCTTAATATTAGTCCCTAGGTAATAAGCCAGTTCGGGGCCAACATCAGATGACTGTATGGATTGGGCCATCACGTCAGTAATCGGAACACTGGGGTTGTATGCAACTTGCTCGAAGTCATCATACTTAGCTCTCGCTTCTTCTTCTCTATCGTGGTAGGACTCAATGATTTCACGCTGTTGCTTTTGACGATCTCTTTGCTCAAGCAGTTGTTCAGCTTTTTGCACTGCCAATGCTTCGGCGTATGCTTCTACTGTTTCAAATTGCTCAGGCGCAGGAAGGTCTCTAGGCGTCGCAGGGGTTGAAGCCTGTGCAGCACGTTCTCTTTCCCATTTACGTTGTTCTCTTGCCAAGCGTTTGCCAATCGCAGCATCAAGTTCCTCTTGCGAGAATGTCTTGCTTGCTTCTGCTGGCTTTTCTTCCGACACTTCTACATCTTGTGCTACAGTTTCAGGAGCTGTCGTAACTTCTTCGACTGGCGCGGGTACTTCCGCTAATACTTCTACTTCTTGGTTTTCACTCATTTTGTTTCCTTAGAAACCCTGGTGAAATGCACCAGTACATTTTTTATTATACGTTTAAAGCTGCTACTTTGTCTTGGAACGCTTTAACCCGTGCGTCTAACGCAGCGCGGTCAGCGGCTAATTGTGCTTTGCCATTGGCTAAAGTCTCGTCTAGCTTGGCTAGAGAGGCTTCTTTAGATGCTAATTGAGTAGCCAATGCGCTTAATTGTTTTTCGCGTATATCTAATGCTTTAGTGGCTGACGCCTCTGTTTCGGCTAATTCTTTAGATTTAGCGTCTACGCCAACTAATTTAATGTCAGCTTCTGCATTTTTACCGGCGGCTTTATTCAATAAATCATCCGCAGTTGCTTTTTTGTCCGCCGCATACTTGTCCGCATCGGCTTTAGTTTTAATAGCGTCTTCAACCGCAGATAATGCGCCTTGGCGTTTAGCCAATTCGTCTTTAGTTGCAACCAATTGAGCTACGTCTGAGCTTAAATTTTTCTTGATATAATCAAGGAATTTGCCTGAGTCTAGGCTACCTGCATCATTAGTAATGTTCATTTTAGACCCCTACGCATAATAGCTAATATTTATTTTAGCACCGCCAGCTTGCTCAATAAATTTGATTTGTGTTAAATCACCATCATATTGCAATGTAACACCTACCGCAAGTGGCATACCCACAGACGCAGTTGGGTTTACACCGTCATCACGCCAACGTACAGCTTGCGCTTCAGGAGTGATTAGTGCAATGGATGGAGTGCCAGCCAAACCACTAAGGTTTTTAGTTGGCACGGTTAAATTTGTAGCCGCGCTTAAATCAGTAATTTGCTGATACCCTAAGCGCGAGGTAATTGCTTTTAAAGTTGTTGCCATCTAAATTCTCCTACTTTGTGTAAAGGATCGAATTTCGACCCATAATTGTTGTACTGCAATAATAATACCCTGAAAAAACCCACCTGCAAAGAAAGCGCCGCCAAAAAAACTGTTCATCAGAAGGCACCTCCTGAAATACCTGACGTTGCTACTAATGTAGTAAACTTACCTGTATTAGCCGTTGTATTGCCAATAGCAGGCGGGCTAGATAAATCTAAAGTGCCACCTAATGTCAAATTACCCGACGTTGTAACCGTACCTGACAAAGATATACCGCTTACTGTCCCTGTGCCGCCTACGCTTGTAACTGTACCTAACCCTGTTATGCCTGATATAGTGCCGCCTGTAATGGCGACATTATTGGCATCTTGTTCAGCCATTGTTCCTACGCCTGTTAGCGTATGATTAGCGTTCCATGCTAACGCGCCAGTCGCACTAAAGCTGTCATCCGCCGTAGTTGAGTGGGCAACAGCTATCGTCATGCTAAGAACCGTAATTTATACAAGGTTGATAGGTATAAACCTATAATTTCGTCAATTATGTTCTGTATGGGAGAATCTGTTTCGTCGCATATTTTGTAGCGTTCAGCTTCTATTTCTTCTAATTGATTCTGTAAAAAGTCAATAATATTTGTAGTTTTTTTAGCTGACTGAAGCGTTATTGGCCCCATCAAACCGTGACGGCCTTGGTAGGCTTCAGCAAAGTTGTCCGCCAGGTCAATAACATTGTCATAAAAGCCACGTAGTGCTTTATGCT